GGGACATTCTGTGCTTCATCTAGTATAATAAATGTATTATCATAACTTTTACCTCTTGCATACTCCAAGGGTAATAATTCTATTTTTTCCGTTTCTAGGAAATACTCTACTGTGGATGCCCCTAGTTTGTCTTTTAAAACGTCAAGTATTGGGGCACACCAAGGTACCATTTTCTCGTTTAGTCCTCCTTTTAGCATACCTATAGATTTTCCTACTCCCTCGTTAGGTCGGCATATAACTATACGCTCTATTGGAGTTCGTGGGTCTTCTAACATTTCTGCTGCTATTGCCGCTGCTACGTAGCTTTTACCTGTACCTGGGTAGCCTGTGCCTAAAGTTATCCAATGATTCTTTATAGCATTTATATAAGTCTTCTGTTTATCACTTTTAGGCTTAATGGGGGCTTTGTCCCAGAACGGTGTTGATTTTCTTTTTGTAGTAGGTTTTTCGCGTTTACTGCTCATGTATGGGTATTCCTTACTGGTAGGTTAAGTGTGTTAAATAGCTATCCTTAGCTACTGCTAAACATCTTCAGGCATGAAAATGCTGTCAGACTCGTAGTCTTCGTATAGTTGGGTTTCTACATTGTAGAACCAATCCCCTCCGTATTCGGTGTTTAGTTTTTCGACTATATTAATCATAAGTATTATTCCTCCAGATATATACTGTACATGATTTACTACGTTTTGTCAAGTTGACTTTTATTTTATTGAAGCGCCCAGCGGGTTAGTTAAGTTAAAAAACTTATTGACATTTAAGTTGTTATTTAGTATAATACGTTTAATCAAATAAAATAAGGAAAAATTATGGATCTATATTCAGACGACAGAACCCTAGAGTCAGTTAAACTATTGGCAGATACTGATGAAGCCCTGTACAATTTATGGGAGGACATTAAGTGTTTAAAAGAGCGTAACGCTGAACTAGAAGTAATAAACAATATGGTAGCACATATTGGAGTTGACTTTGGATACGGCCCTTATAAAATAAACGGTGCTAGTGTTGCACAAGCTAGAAAATTAGTGGAGAGTAAATGATTGCATCAAGAAAAGAAAGAGAAGCGGGGGTGTTTGGCGAAAACTTACAACTAGCCATGGAAAACTCAGCTATTTCAAAACGTCTAAGAGAATTAACCAAAGAAAATGAGAAGCTTATAGATCGTAATGCAGTACTTGAAAAACACTTAGCAGACGAAATAAAGTTTTTAAAAAAACGACTAAAAAGGATTACATGAACAAAATACTTATATTAAATGGGCCTCCTGGGTCTGGAAAAGACACTATAGCTTTAGCTCTAAGCAAAGCTATGAGGGCAAAACACTTAGAGTTTAAAACTCCACTACATAATATTGCTATGGCTATGACAGGGCTTAGTCCTTTTCATTACTTTAATATATACAATAACAGAGAGATAAAAGAAATACCACATGACGCACTTTTAGGCTTTAGTCCTAGAGGGTTTCTTATTCATATTTCCGAAGTTATGTGTAAGCCTGTTTTTGGTAACGACTATTTTGGTCAAATGGCTGCGGATGCTGTAGAAAATTCAATAGATACTCAAACCTGTGTATTTAGTGACGGAGGCTTTCCTGACGAAGTAAACGTGCTTGCTAACAGATTTGGTAAAGAAAACATATTTCTTTTCCATATATACAGACAAGACACTAATTTCGACAATGATTCCAGAGACTATGTTAACATTGAAGGTATTGACTCAGCAAGAGTAATAAACGAATTCACCATTGAAGATGCTGCTACAGATATAATAAAGTATATAGATTGGACTGTTAATGCACAGATTAGAACCAAATAATCAAAAAACTTCTTGACTTTTCATCACACATAAGTTATAGTATGTGCATAGTTTGAAATTCTAATTATTTCGAAAAATATAACTATATTCTTAGTCAGCGTAAATCCGGCGAAGCTACAAAAAAATTCAAAATACCATAAAAACTGTAGTGATGTGCATAGAGTAGGCGGCAACTGTGAAACCTCGGGAGATAGCGAACTCCCCCTAGATAAAACAATAATGGCTTGATCTCTATTATTAAAGTAATCTAGAAACCTAGTACCAGCTAGTGTGGTATTCAGCGGGAGACCGTCGTAATGGCGTGTAATTCCAGCGGGTTGATATGAAAATATTTTGAAGGCACGGTCGATCCCGAAAATCGGCTTCTATAGATTGAGCACTACGTCGTAGAAGTTTTAGACAGGGTACACTGGCTTGAGGCTAAATTGTGGGTTAAGAAAAAATAAAGGCTAATATATGTATACAATTGAATTTAACAATAGAAAAACAAAATATAAAAAAGAAAACCAATCTAAGCTCGATATAGATTGCTATTTCGTTACGGACGCAAACGAACCAATACACGATACAGTAGAAAATTTTTTACTTATCAGCATTGACGAAGATATAGAATACTTTGAAGACATACCCGTTCATCCCTTGGTTGAAATGTATGCCGCTAATACTATTCAGATGTGTTTTGGAGTATTGCATGAATTCGGTCACGTTCAGTTGGACTTAGATACGCTAATCGTGTCAAGTAGAATAGACAAGGAAGTTCATAACCATTTAATTATAAGGCTAGAGTAATGACAATAAGTGTATTACACGCTTGTGATTATAATGATGTATCCGCTAGCGGAGATTATTTTAGAGTTAGAGCAGAAAATATTTGGCTTACTAAACGTATAGACAGGTATAAAAACAAAAAACCAGCAAATTTCCCAAGAAAGTTCCGTCTAGGGCATTTCTATAACCCTAAGAACTTAGTAGAGTTGTATCCAGTACTAGAAACTTTAGGTAATGATCCTAAGACTTTGATCGTGCGTCATAAATACATATCTGCGGAATTGAATGACATTGTAGAAAGAAAAGCTAAGCTAGTAAAAAATGTTAAGAGTCATATTATTTGTATGGACATTGACGATCTAGACTTACCACAACATATAGAATCAACAGACGTTAGGGCACAAGGCGAATACATTTGCCATATCCTTCACCGATGTAATCCTATTATGTTTCCAGACGATATGGGCTTCATTGCTCAGGGATCTTCAAGTGCGGGATTAAGCCAATGTATTAAATTACACTTATGGATTGAGAACTATTACGAAATCGACCAGTCACAGCTTAGAAACTTGTTTTCTATTCTTAATAGTGGCTATAAAGTTATGTTCGAAATATCTACTAATCTAGTTGACCCAGCATTATACCATGAAATTCAAGCACACTATACATCCTATCCTATCTTTGAGGAGGCATTGTCAGACCCATTAAAAGGTAAGCGCATGGCCTATCATTATGGGAATACTTCTTACGTACCCGAATCATACGCTAGTTATGTCAAACCTGTTCAAACAACAGATACAGAACGTAACGCTTATATTGACGGCATTGATGGAGGTAAAGAGAAAAATTTTGATATAGAGACTAAGTTAGAAAAAATATCCACGTGGGACGCAACTACCCCTGGTTTCCGAAACGCTATCATATCATTATATCACACAGCAATACAAAGCCAATACTGCTTAAAAGAACTTAAAAAAGAAATAGAGCCTATAATAGAAACTATACGTCCAGGAAATACTGAGGAGTATATACGTCAAGGTAAGATTAGTGCGGTTAACAATATCAAAGCTTGCTCTATCCGTGAACTTCCGAGTGAATGTTTAGGTCTAGAACTAGAAAGGATTGATAGTGGTACTCACGAAAAATACTTAGATATTCAGAAGTATATTCCAGAGAATACAGTAACTTTCCTAAAAGCGACATTAGGTACAGGTAAAACTTTTAATGTAGAACAATGGCTCAAATCAGGACAAATACAAGGCAAATTCCTCGCCATAACAGACACTTCCGCTCTAGTGGAATCCAACACAGCTCGTTTCAGCCCCGCGAGAGACTTTCGCTCGCCTAAAGGTTGCTTAGACTTCGCAACTGGTAAAGTAGACAGATTATCAGGGACATTGCATTCTCTTATGAAAATTAAGAATCTGACAAATTCTTTTGACTTTTTGTTTATTGACGAGGCAGATTCACTAATGAACAACCTTTTATTCGCTAGTATTATCAGCGAAGAAAATAAAATACAAATAGCAGAAGTGCTTAGTGAATTACTTAAAAATACTAACAGAGTAGTAATTAGTGACGGAGACATATCAGAAGAAACAGTAGCCCAGTACATTAATCTAATGGAAGGCTCACGTGACCTATGCAGAATAGACCACAAACGACAAAATTTAAAAGGCGTTACTGCGTACAAACATACCAAAGAGAGTTCTCTGTGGGGTGCGGTACAAGGACACCTAGAACTAGGCGATAAATGCTTAGTTGTTTCTGATTCATCTCCTAAAGCACTAAACGAGTACCTAATGGCGTTCGATAGAGTATTACCAGATAAAAATATCAAGGTAGTCCACTCTTGCTCTAAATTAGATACGGATGTAGACGACATTATTAATAATACTACCTTGGCACTTAGGCGTCAAGAAGTAGATGCTTTATTTTGTAGTCCTAGTATTACTAACGGTGTTGACTTTAACTACTTCGATACTGTATTTGTTCTAACAAACAGCGAAAATCATACACCTAACATGAGATTCCAAGCAATGATGCGTGAAAGGTCTCCTGGCACAATACACTATTATTTCAGGAACATGAAAGTATATTCTACAGGCTACGCAGACGTAACCATAGACAAAGGTTTCACTATTGGAGCAAGGAAAGCTTATGCTGCTCGTAGGGAACGAGAGTACAAGACCTATATT